GCGTAGAGGACGTCGCAATCTCGACTCTGACCGAGACCCAGATCATCAACTCCGGCACTCTGGCTTTGGGGTCGGCTGTCTTTGGCACCGACATCGCTGCCAACCAGTACCTCTACCTCGTTGGTCAGGGCACCTCGAACGCGGCCTACACCGCAGGTCGTCTGCTGATCGAAATCTTCGGCTACGACGCCTAATAGGAGGACGGCATGTCCGACAACTATGATATCAGCGCTAAACGGGTAACAGCTACTGGTGCCGTTGGCATCGGTCGTGCTCGCATCCGTATGGTCGTAGCAACGCTGAGCGGCGCTGGCCGCATCACCCTCACGAGCGGGAGTGGTGGTGTCACTAAGATCGACTTAGATTTTGGTGCCGCCGGGACTTACGATATCATGTTGCCGGGAACCGGCACCTTGTTTGAGTCCGATCCGTTTGTAGCGACGGCCACCAACGTCACCGCTCAGACTCTGTTCTGGTCGTAAGGAGAAACGAATGGCTCGGGAGCTATCATCCATCTCTCGGTTCGGGCTCACCGAGCCATTCGAACTTCAAGTTGCACGTGGCCAGATCACGGGGCACCGGAGCGTCATCGTGTTTGGTTACAATCCAGACGTCGATACGACCCGCGTGACTGTCTGGCCGTACAGCGGAATCATCCCGCTTCCCGCCGCTGCCCTGCAGATGAAAGTCAGCTCCTCGAGTGCCAACGATACAGCAAACGGCACCGGGGCCCGCACTGTATACGTCGAGGGCTTGGACGCCAACCACGAAGAGATTAGCGAGATCGTCACATTGAGCGGTCAGACAGCGGTACTGACGACGCAGTCGTTTCTCCACATCAACAACGCCTACGTCGCAACTGCTGGCTCGAGCCTCTCCGCCGAGGGCGATATCTACTTCGGAACTGGAACGGTCACGACTGGCGTCCCCGCCACTGTCTACGACCTCATCAAGTTCGACTACAACCAGCGCATCACCGGGAGCTACACGATCCCGGCAGGGTTCACCGCTTACGTGGCGCAGGGCCTGTTCTCCGCAGGACAGCCGGGCGGCTCGGCACAGGTCTCGGGCAGGTTGTTGACAATCGGCGCGGACGGCATTCGCCGCACTGCAGCAATCACCACCGTCAACAACGGAACCGCCGACTACGCGTTTGAGTACCCAATCCGAATCCCCGAGAAGACCACGTTGGAGGCTACCGCACAGGGCAGCTCAAACAACAACGAGGCATCATCCCTCTTTATCCTGCTGTTGGTGTCAAATGGCTAAGAGCCCCGCATGGACCCGCAAAGAAGGCAAGAACCCAAAGGGCGGACTGAACGCCAAGGGTCGCGCCAGCTATAACCGCGCCAACCCGGGTAAGCCGGGGCTCAAGGCTCCTCAGCCCGAGGGCGGCGCTCGCAGAGATAGCTTCTGTGCCCGGATGAAGGGGATGAAGAAGAAGCTCACGTCGGCCAAGACGGCCAATGACCCCAACAGCAGGATCAATAAGAGCCTGCGAGCATGGAAGTGCTGACATGCCGCTGAACGCTAAGGGTAAAAAGATTAAGGCCGCGATGGCCAAACAGTATGGCAAGGAGGCCGGTGCTCGCGTCTTCTACGCCGCTGAAAACAAGGGCTCTATCAAGGGCGTGAAAAAGGGGAAGAAGAAATGATGAACCGCGGAAACATGGGCATGCAGATCGCAACTGCTCCCGCCTCGCCGAGACCGGTTAGACCGATGATTGCAGGGCCCAAGCCCAAGCCCAAGCCGGGCGGCGTCCGCGGTATGTCGGACCCTAAGCCCGCCGGTATTTTAGTGTCACAGCCGGGCGGCGTCCGCGGTATGTCGGACCCTAAGCCCGCGCCCATGCGCATGGCCAAAGGCGGCAAAGCCAAGAAGATGGATGGCTGCTGCATGAAGGGCCACACCAAGGGGATGATGAAATAATGCCAAAAGGTGCAAGCAAAGGGGGAGGGTCGTCCTCTAAAGGGTCATCTAGCTCTAGCAAGGACGCAAAGTCCTCTAACGCCGCCTCCGCTGCCAAGAGCGCGCCGAGTAAGAGCGCGCCGAGTAAGAGTGCTCCCGCTAAGAGTGCTCCCGCTCCGGCAGCTAAGGCCGCCCCCGCGCCTGCTAAGAGTGCTCCCGCGCCTGCTAAGAGTGCTCCCGCACCTGCTAAAGCTGTGTCTGTCGCTACCCCCGCAGGTACTAAGTCTGTTGCCGCAGGGTCCACGGCGGCAGCCGTAAAAGCGTCTCCTGCGGCTAAGGCTGTTTCGTCTGCGCCCAAGGCCGCTACGCCCACAGCGGCGACCACAAAGACTGGTGCGGGTAGCACTAGCGCCAGCACGCCTACCAAGACTGTGTCGGTAGCTACCCCTGCAGGCACAAAGAATGTTGCAGCAAACTCGTCGGCAGCCGCCGTCAAGGCTTCTCCCGCTGCAATGGCAGTGGCGTCCGCTCCACGCGCTGCGGCTCCCGCGGCAAACAACCGCGTCACGGTGGCTACTCCTGCGGGTCCACGGTCTGTTGCGGCTGGCTCCACTGCCGCTGGGATCAAGCCCTCCGGTGCGGCTATGGCGCTGTCTTCTGCCCCGCGCGCTGCGACTCCTGCGGCGGTAGCTCCGGTTAGGACTGGGGCTGGTAGCACTAGTGTTTCTGCACCGGTTCGTGGTTCTGCATCTGCGGCCCCTGCGACGTCAATTAGGCCGAAAGCAAACCCGATGCAGCAGCTCCGCGCAGCTGCCGACCGATACATGGCTGACCGCGGTGGGAATAGAGGGGATCGCCCGGCGACCATCCCCGTTCCGCGCAACCAGACACCTACGCCTGCTCCTACCCCCGCTGCTCCGGCAATGACATTTGTTGCAGCTCCTGCAGGTTATCGCCCCGGTATCGACCCTGAGCACCGTTTCTATCAGCCCGCTGCTATGAAAAAAGGCGGCAAGGTTAAACCGAAAGGGAAGAAGTGATGGCCAAGAAAACAACGCCGAAAGTAGAGGCACCGGTGAACACCGTTGCGGTCGAGCAGGCCGCGGGGTTCACACCCTGCGCTCAGTGCAGTTACCCAGCTGACTGTGCCCGCGCAGCCCAGTGCTCGAAAGGCTTCAAGTAACCATGGGTCGCACCAACGAGAAGCTCTGGGAACAGTCCAAGGCGCAAGCCAAGGCTAAGATGGGCGGGAAACATTCCGCCCGGGCCATGCAGCTCGCTGGTAAGATTTACAAGGAAAAGGGCGGCGGCTATTCAGGTGAGAAGACCGCCGCTCAGAAGTCCATGTCGAAGTGGACTAAGGAAGACTGGGGCACCAAGAGCGGTAAGCCGTCTGGTAAGACCGGCGAACGCTATCTCCCGAAGAAGGCACGTGACGCGCTGAGCCCTGCAGAGTATGCTGCAACAACCCGAGCCAAGCGCGAGGGCACCGCCAAGGGCAAACAGTTCGTGGCTCAGCCGAAACGTATCGCGAAGAAGACCGCGAAATTCAGGGACTAAACCATGGCCGTCATCGTACCCGATCTGCCGGAACTTTTCGAAGAGGCCTTTGAGCGGGCCGGTCTCGAAATGCGCTCGGGCTACGACCTCAAGACCGCTCGTCGGTCTCTGAACCTGCTCACGCTTGAGTGGGCCAACCGTGGCTTGAACCTTTTTACTATTGAGGCTGGGACTCTCGCCCTTGTGGCGGGGACCACGACATACACGCTGCCGACGGGCACCATCGACATCATTGAGCATCAGATGCGTACCGGGACTGGCACCGCCCAGACGGACACCGCACTCGAGCGCATCTCTGTCTCTACCTACGCTCAGCAGACCAATAAGCAGACCACTGGGCGTCCGACGCAGGTGTTCGTGCAGCGACTGCCGACGAGCACGACGGTTACGTTCTGGCCCACCCCAGACAACTCGCAGAGCTACACCCTGTTCTACTACCGCCTGAAAGGCATTGACGGGCTGGCCTCGGGCATCGGTGCCGATACCACCAACATCCCTCCGCGCTTTGTTCCCGCCCTCGTCGCGGGTCTGGCCTATTACATCGCTATGAAGAAGCCGCAGGTCATGGACCGAGTGATCCCACTCAAGCAGATTTACGACGAGCAGTTCGAGCTGGCAGCCGGTGAAGACCGCGACCGCTCCTCGGTAAGCTTTGTGCCGTTCAACACGATGATGATCGGGGGTGTCT